CGCCTATCCCAGCACGTTCACCCGCCAACCCGACTGCTACGGCGACGTGGTAGCCCCCGGAGCGTTCCTCGACAGCATCACCCACTGGAAGGAAAGCGGCAACACCATGCCTGTGCTCTACGGGCACCGCATGGACGACCCCGACTACAACATCGGAGGCGTCACCGACATGGGCGAAGACGACCACGGCTGGTGGATCCGCGGCAGCTTCGACATGGACTCGCCCAAGGCCGCGCAAACCTACCGGCTCGTGAAAGCCAAACGAATCTCGCAGCTCTCCTTCGCATTCGACGTGGACGACGAAGGCACCGTCACC